TTAGTAGTAAAAGCCATTTTATTCCTCCATTATTTTAATATAAAAATCCCTATTCTCGGAGCCAAAGATTTTACCTTCGTTAAGAATAGGGTGAATACAATATGTTTGAAATGTTGATTTTATGTAAATCTAGCGTTTTCCGCCTTTTGTCAGGTTGCCACCATTTTCTCTGGTTTGCGAACCACTATCAGATAATTCGCTATCAGATTTAGACGGACGACCTTTTTTGGAATCGCCGGACATTTGAGCGGCAGCTATTACTGGCGTAAGATTGTCTACCCATCCATTCGCACGAGCTTCATCAAGATTACGCTGGAACTCAAACGGAGACATTCCTAAAGCGGCGGCAATCTTATTAGGCATTACAATTCCATTGCCCATTAATGTCATTTGTTTTTCTAATCTTTGTTCACGATTATTATAAAACTGTGAGCCTTCGAAGTGAGTTTTGAATTTATACTTTTTTGTCAATTTATTTACATGATAGTCAATAAAATTTTCAAATTGCGGATATAACGAATACATGTCTTGCTCATCCACATTTAGACTCAATCTTGTTTCTTCTACATTCTGCTTAACATCCGAAGTGAAGATGAGATTTGTGTTTACGCCAGAAGTTGCAAGAGCGGTATTTAGATATTTACTATATAACTCATTCTCGCTTTTAAATTCAACGCCCTTCAAATCATTTAATGGCGCGGCAGCAACTTTAATAGCATCTCCAACAGCAGCTTGAACAACCGCCAAAAATTTACCCAAAGTGTCTGGGTTAATATTAAACTGATCTTTAACTTTGGCTTGCGCGTCTTTTAAAACGCCGACAGCGCCCAATATCATTTTTTTTGAGGCGGCAAGATTGATATTTTTTTGTAATGCTCTCATCAAAGGTTGTTGTATCAAATCTAAAAACATGGGCGCAAAATGAGGTATACGAGCAGCCATAGTAGGATTAAACTTGAAACACCAACCCACATCTAATGGAATTTGCTGCCAGTAGACCCACGAAGAATCTCTAGTGTTCGCTGGCATAAACGGCGCATATTTTTTAAACTCGCCATTATCCCAAAGTTGTTTATATTTATCTGCAAAAAATTTTGGATATCCCCTCAAGTCAATTCCGGCCTGAATGAACCAGTATAAATTGAAGTCATATAGTAGCCCCCATGCGCTATGTCCGTTGATTAAAGTCCAATTTGGGTGCGCGGGCAATTCTTGAAGCACCATTTTGCCAGATTCCTCATCTACTCGTTTACAATAAAATGCGGCTTCATTTCTTAAAAGTTCTCCTACCACAGAAGAAAATTGTTCTTTATAATTAAATGAATCTACAAACCTTTTAAAAACATCGAGATCGGCTTGATATTCCTTGGACTTAAAATCCTTATATGTTGCGTTACAATCATATGTCATATCAAACGAAAGCATATTCCCTAAATAAGAAAGTAATTTCTTATATACCTGCGATTTCTGTTCAAAATCTTGAGAAAATTCCAAAAGAGCAATCTCGTTATTTTTTGGGTCAGCCATTGCAGAATCCAAAGTGGCCTCATCGGGATTTCGGTTCGTCAATGTTATGTCCCGTAACCTGGAATTCAACAAAAATGGTGTTATTATAGCATTATTATAACCAAGAGATTGAGCAAACTTTAAAACGTCATAAACTTCCTCTTCGGTCATCAAAATTTCTTCTTTTTTTTCTGTTTTTGCTTTTGTCAATTAATTATTCCTCCTTTCTTAGAGATAAAAACTTTATCTATTATTTCATTAATATTATTTTTATCCCAATAAGGTATGCGCAATAATTCTATATTATTGTCTTCGCAATATTTATTTTTAATTTCATCATTTCTTTGTGTATTCATAAATTTTTTATAACCATCTTCCATTTTTCTATATGGTTTAAAATGAAGTTCTCCATCGTATTCTATTAACATAAATAAATCTTCTTTATTAATATCATTAAAAATAGCAAAATCAAAAGGCAAAGGATTTATATGTCTACAATCATTAAACATATATTGAGGTTTATAATAAATATTATTATTTAATAAATACTCTGCAATAATTTTTTCTCCCTTTGATTGCGCACACTTTGGACATCCTTGTCTATCTGCACACGTTCTTTTATTTAAAGCAGACAAATAAGAACAATTACACTTGGGACATATCCAATGAAATTTTTTCATGCTATGCGGAGCAACTTGGTCTGGAGTTACAGGAAAATTTTCCTCATAATCCCATTCTTTTGCGACCTCTGGATATAAATATTCTAAATTATTATATTTTCCAATCATCATAGAATTACATATATTACACCCACTATTTTTGCCCATTACACCACTTAAATGTCTTTCAAATGGAGTCTCATCTTCTGGACATTTGAAACATTTAAATTTTAATGGACTTAATATTCCTATATATTCTTGACCATCAACAAGGGAAAATGGCTTATTATTTATTTTCAAGAAATTTTTTATGTTATCCATAGTATATGGGTTTCCCATACTAAACCTATCTGGGAAACCACCATTTTTTATAAAAGAATGTATTTGTGTAAGTTTTACTGCGTATTTATAACCATCCGAATCAAAAACATTAATTTTCTCATCATTCCCATTCCAAATTTGACCTTCTTCTAAAAACAAATTTGGTTTACCTTTAGATAAATATAACTTCAGGTTTTCCATAGTATATGGATTATTTAAACTAAACTTCATTAATACATCTTTGTTATTAATTATACCATTAATAAAATGATAAAATGGTGTATGATATTTATACCCATCAGAATCATATAAATCTAGAAATTTTCTATATTGAAGGGTCTCATCATTTATTATAAATATTCCGCGTTGCTTCATCAAATTTTTTATTTCTAAATAATTTAATTTTTTATGAGAACATTTTGAACAAACGCTTATATCTTCTCGTTCTCTAAACGCCTGAAAAGTTTTATAATCTGTATGCCCACAAGTAAATTTAATTTTTAATTTATTCTCATTGCCAACATACTCTGATAATAATTCACATCCTCTATCTTCAATACATTTCTTCACAAAATCATCCGAAAGCCTTAATTTGGCATTAGCAATTTTTTGAGAACATTCTGGATGCCTAGAACCACTTTGATAGCAACTCCACGTCATTTCAAATGTTTTGTCACAAAGATGACATTTAAATAATAATTTTTCTCTTTTTCCTTTATATTCTGTGCTAATTAATTCATCGCCATTTCCATTTTCTTCAATATATTTTTTAACATATTCATACGAAAGCCTAATTGACTTACAACGCTTTTCTATTCCGCATTTTTTACAAGTATGCTGATTGTTTGTTTTAAATCTAGCAAAATTAGTTTCATATTCATGCCCACAAGCATCAATAATTTTTAATAAACCTTCATAATTTTTATATTCTGTGCTTAATAACTTACAACCAAACGATTCTATATATTCTTTCACATATTCAAAACTTAATTTCGGCATTTCAATCATCCTTCCGTAGATAATATCCCGATAATATATATACAGAGAGAAGTCATTCGGAATTATGATTTTCGGGCCGTCGCCCTATCTCTCTGTTTATACCACTTTATTCTACCACATAAATCAATTTTTGTCAAGGGTTGAGTTTAACCCCATCCTTGAGCAAGAGCGGCTAATATTTCATAATCATCACTATCATCTTCTTCATGTAATAATTGTTTATCTAATAGGCTTATGAAAAAATTGCCATAACTTACAGATGAGTAGCGGTCTTTCCTTGCCGTAGCAGTTGCGGTATCCAACTTTACATTTCCAGAAACCAATGTCATTTCCAAATTAATTGACTCATTAATCAAAAAATTAGTTTGAACATAAGGCGCAAGAATTCTAGCCTTAATATCAGAATCGGTTTGCGGATTGGCATATTCTTTGTTATTCGCCAACAGATAAGTTTCTGCATCAGTATCACTAAGTAAAAATGCAAACAATTTTCTCTGTAATTTATCTCTCATTTCAACTGCTATTTGCGAATTTAATTTTGCACTAGCAGTAATGGGATAAATTATTGGCAATGCATTCAATGATGTAGTGTGATTTAATAATTCATCATAATCTTTTTGGTCTATTGTGCTATGTATCATTACTGTCATAGCCGGATATTCATCGCCTCTTTCGGCGTCTTTTGTTACAATGCCAAGTTGCTCATATACGCTAATACCAATATTAGCAACATCAAGAACTATGTAATCTGCCAAAAAATCTTTCCATATTTGTTTTATGCGAAGCCCTTGCGATATTGTATCCTTACCAGAAAATGATTCCATATATACTAGCTCACGAGTATAACCCTTCCTAGTCGGCAACAATCTGAAGCAACTCGTCACCGCAAGGTCGTTTGCGCTACCTCCGCGACTAGCAATATCACAACTAATAACTCTTATTTCTCCATCCTCTTTTTTCTTCACAACATCATAAGGATTTTTCTTAGGATCATAACTATCATTTCGTTGTGGGTAAAATGCTTTATCAATTTTTCTTAACTTTTCAAACATACTCAATCTAAAATAGGCATTAGCATTCTCTCCCCATGGAATATTATCATATTCTTCTAGAGCGGTAATATCATCCATTTTAGATTTTTCTTGTCTGATACGTGCAGAAGTTTTAATACGATGTTTCAGGGCAAGGCTATAGTCCAAGCACATTACCATGGAGTTCTTGCCCTTTAGCATATCTTTTAAGTTTTTCTTAGTTTCGTCATACCACCACAAACCTTTGTGATAAGCCGACGAAATAAAAACTTCTTTTGGTTCTTCAATTAATTCATTCACATTTTCATATTCTGGCAAACTCAAATATTCTGCTTGTCTGATATAAGAAAATGGACGAATAACCGCATCTACAACATCTTTGTCAATTAGACGAAACTCTTCGTAAATTGTAAACGTTGAACGTCTACCTCTAGAAGAATCTCTTGCGGCGACAACTTTTATAATACTACCATTATGAAAATCAACTTGCCATTTATTAGCATTAGTTGTTATGTTACTAATTTCTCTGGATAGGTTTGGACTAATTGCCATCAAACTTACAATCTTGTCGCCAACAATGATTCCTGCCTGTTCCTTTGTGCTGGAACATATTACTATTTCCGACCTTGGATATAAAATTGCTTTTGCACAAGCAAATACAGCAAGAAGCCAAGATTTGCCAGTGGCACGACTACAAATCGCAACAAACGAATCGCTTACCGCCATCAAATAAATCCAGATTGATTGGTAGAAATGTAATTTTATTCCAAGATAATGTTTTACAAAATACTGAATATTCCTTCTATAAAAAGTGATCCAATCTTTTAACCTATTTCTGCGCTTTTCATCAAGTTGACTGGCAAGAACCATTTCTTTTGGTCTAGTAAAAACATCATCACTCTTCGAACTTCGTGTATATTTATTTTGGAAGTTTTTTCTTGATGCCATTATGCCTCGCTTGATGAATTATCACTTAAGTCATCATCTCCTGAACCAGTCTCTACTGCGCCTTCAAAATCAAAATCTTTCTGTACGCCCCAGAAATTCAAGAACGGTCTTAGTACATGAATCTTCCAGTATTCAGCAATATTGTCAACATCCTTATAAATAGAATGATCTTTCCACCATTCAGCAGGTTCGTTGCTTTCTATATCTTTTATCCAATCTCCAAAACAATCTTTCATTTTTCCCTGGCTGGCAGCATTGGCTTGGACGGGGCTAAGAGCGCCAGCAGTAAGAAGTTCAGTCAAACTTTTTTCTAGTTTACTGGTATCTTCGCTTGCATTTATTTTTTTGCGAATAGCAAGAAGCTTTAAAACAACTAATTTCAAGATTGTTTTCTCGTTTTGATTATTTGGCTTATTCCATTTGGAATATTCTGACTCCAACCATACATAATCATCATACTCAAATTCATCACCCCAAAAATGTTTTAATTCTTCGGTTGTTTTTTCTGGTTCATGATTTTCTAATGGGTCTTCTGCTTTGAGCGCAATCCCTTCAACCTCATGAAAAGTTAAATCAACAATAGAATTGCTATCAGAAAAATTATTTTTACTTGATTGTACAAGTTTGGATTTGTATACCCCAAAAACCTTTTCGCTAGTTCCGTCTTTATTCATTGTTTCTAATTGAGTTACAGTAGCATTTACTGCATTCTCATCAAATTTCAAATTTAGCGTCCTGCAAGTTTTTAATATTGCTTTTGCAAGATTCCTTTCGGCGCGATACGCACCATCATATAGTTCATTACAACATTGCTTGCATACGGAAAAATAACCATTGGTATCCAAAATTTCGTCTGCGGCGCTAAAGAAATCCGTAGGCTTCTTATGTTCTCGACATTTCCTGCAATAAATTTTTTCAACCACAATACCCGTAGAACTTGTTACTGTTTTCACTTTTCTACGACTCTGAACCATTCGCCTCTCCAAAATGCAAAAAGAGGCTGGTAAAAACCAACCTCTTATCCATGCATTTATCCTCTTTAAGTTTTAATCTAGCAATAAATCTGCTAGTGAAGAAAATTCGCTACGTTCATTTTTGCATAATGTTACTAAACCAAACATAGGATTTCCTTTTAGTTTTTCAATTGCCTTATTTATACCCGAATTTTTCACAAAAACATCTTTATCTGCTTGTCGCATATCACCAACGGCAATAAAGCAACTATTTTTTCCACATCTACTCATAAGTAAGGATAATAAATAGGGCGTGATATTTTGTGATTCCTCTAAAAATATAATAGACCGATCCCAACTTCTTCCGCGACAGAAACCAATGTTCTCTAGTTTTATTTTGCCTTGTTCAATATATAAATCTAAAGTGTCTTCGTCGCCTAAAATGTCTGCCATTTCCATCGCCCACGGTTTCAATTTTTCATTTTCAGTCGAAGGCAAATGCCCAATTTCTGGGGCATCCTTGGCAACCACTTCGTTTCTTACGAATCTCAAACAGTTATATTTTGATTTTCTAGAAGATACTTCGTTTAGCGCCCAACACAAACTTACGAAACTTTTTCCACACCCGTATGGGCCAACAATAAACTTTCCAATTAAACTATCGTCTTGAAGCATATTGAATAAAAATTTTTGCTCATCATTTAGAGGTTTAATCTGACCGAAATAATCTGAATCAATTTTTGAATATTTTAATTGTACGGTTCTACCGCCATCCCACTTACCCAAATAAATTGCCTCGCCACCTACATTTTTTACTTTTATATATTCGTTAGTCAAGAAATGATATTCTTCACCATCCTCATAAAACCGTTGTAAATCTTCATCAGGAATAACCAATTCTCGCGCTCCCGTGTAGGTAATCAAAAACACCTCCTAATAACATTTATGAATTAATCATTACGCTATTATATTCCTCTTCAGAAATATTATTTAATTTTGCCTTATAACCATATATTTCTAAAGAAGATTCATTATAAGCAATTGCAGCCTCTAATTCAGAGCAAAAACATCCTATATAAAAATTACGCCCATTATAACGAATACTAGCCACCCATTTATTTATGCGACCATCTAAATGAACGCCAATAAAAACACTAGATGCATTTTTTCTTTTATTTTTTAATCTTTCATAATATATGCCAGTATTATTATTGACAATTTCAATATATTTCAACCTATTTTCTTCAAAATTTAATCTGGCATCATTTCCATACAAATAAATAGCCCATTCATCGTATTTTTCGGCGGCATCTATTTCTAAATCAAACATACCTAAGCAATAACTTTGTTTATCTTTTCTTATGGTAGCAATCCATTTATTAGCCTTTTTGCTCCATGATAATCCAACGAAATCACTAAGACAGTCTCTCCTTTTTAATCCTTGGGTCGTAAAATTTGGATTTGTTATTTTTTTTGCAATTCCCTTTTCTTTTGAAATTCTTTGTCTTGTTTCTGACATCTTCTTCTTTGTTTCTTCAGAATGATGCCATCCTATTTTTTTATATGCAGATTTTCTTTGAGCTTCTGACATATTTTTTTTAGATTCTTCAGAAAATTTAATTCCTTTATGAGCCTCAGATTGTTTTTTCCTAGTTTCATCAGAAACAGCAACATGATATCTCGGATTGTTTTCTCCACTATTTGCTTCTGATAATTTTGCTATAACATCTACTGACGGGTTCAATAATCCGTCCCCTCCATCAGTAAGATTATAACCATTTGGAATTTTAGAATTTAATTTTTCAATATAAAATTTTTCTTTTTCTGTTAATTCTAAAATATTACATTCTTCAATAATATAAAAAGAAAAATTTTCCCTTCCATATTTATCCCATGCATGTTGAAGATATTTATTAGCATGAGATTTAGAATTTAAATGGCATTTGTGATCTGCAAATCTATTTTTGGCATTGCTAGAATATCCTATATATTTTTTGTGATTTACCAAATTCTCAATGCAATAAATACCACAAATTTTTTCTCTCATCTTATTACCCTCAAGCCCTTAAAATAAAAATGGGAAGAGGGGCTTCTCTTATCGGCAAGCTCATGACTTCCTGCCTATCCCATTTTTGTGTTACCATAATTTTACGAATTTATCAGCAAACTTTTCTTCTTCGTTTTACTCAATAGATTGTTTTTGCCCCTAGAGATACACTTACAATCTTGGCATCGAATACTAACCCACTTCCCTGCACTCGTATAATAGAATCCTTCTTCGACCAAATTTTCACTTCCGCATACAGGACAAACGGCTTTATCAATTTCATTATAAAGAGCCACGTTGAAATTATTAATATATGGCCTCATCTTATAAAAAATATCTTCTGTGGCCAAAATATCCATTCGATTATATTTTTCCATAGTGTCTAATGATTCTTTATCGCCATCACTACAAGAACGCCAAAGCGGGAATCCATCATTTTCCATTTTTGATGTCAATCCAAGTTTATCGTTTATGAATTGCATTTTATTACTAGTAAAATTAAAATTCTTCTTCGCCACACTCAATGTATCCACTACGATATATTTCAATGGTGGTAAATCGTGTTTAAGAAATTCATTGTTGATATGCGTCCTATCAAAGCCACCAAAGTTATGTCCAATCACAATGTCACATTTAGACAAAAATTCCCAACAAGATTGTGTTATGCGTTTGGTATCTCTGGTTTTAGTTTCCTTTTGTGTCAAAATATCAGAATAAATTTCTGATTCATTTAAAAATTTACCAGCCCAACTAAGCATACAAATATCTTCAATAATTTGTTCTAAACCAATATTTTGTTGCCAGATTCCAAAGGTCATGGCAATAAGTGGAAGCGTCTCAATATCCATGACGCCAACCACTGGCTTATTCGCAGTAAACTTCTTGATATTACTTTGAGTATTATTCTGTTGATTTTTGCCTGGGATATGTCTCTTTTTGCGCTCATTCTTGAACGCCCATCTTAATGATTCCCCGTTTTCAAAATTATTTCGTTCAGCCAACGAATTCCAATTTTCACCCTTAGAAAAATCCGATAAATAATGATCGTAGCACTCTTCAAATAATTTCTGTTCCAAAGTTATCTCCTCGATACTTTCTCTTGTTTGTCAAATTTTTTGAAACCGTTTGGGATACAGTTTCGAAGAGCCGAAAGAGGGATTCGAACCCCCGATGCTCGTAAGAGTGCGGTTTACAAAACCGCTCCAATCAACCGCTATGGGATTTCGGCATAGTGTCTTGGGCGTAGAAAATAATAAATAACAATAAATGGGTATCTACGCCCAAGACCAAGATAAATCTATTACGATTTTACAGCCCCGCATTTATCGGTAGCGGATCACCTGATTTTACCGTCACACGGTTGCGAACCGTGAGGCCACATTGCTGTGGACTTAAATCTGGATGCTTGCGGAGATCAACCCGCGCAGAGCCAAGGCTGGCACATGTGGATTCGAACCACAATTGAGCGATTAACAGTCGCTTATCCTACCGTTGAACGATACGCCAAAAGTGCTAGTCAGGATAAGAGGACTCGAACCTCTAACCCCCGCGTCCCAAACGCGGTGCGCTCCCATTGCGCCACACCCTGAAATTGGGTATACTTCTAATATACCCATCAATAATATTACCACACATTCCCCATTTTGTCAAGGGTTGAATTTACATAAAATGGTTCTTTTATGTTAATAGATAATATTAACATCCAGTTTTGACCCACTAGCATTTTGCAAATATAAATGTGAAACATACACATCTCCGGCGTCATAATTTAATACATAACTTCCGCCAGACAGCAACATATCACACCAATAAGGGTTGTCATTCAACATTACTTTGTTTACAACGCTACCATTAGATATATACATTTTCTTTGCAACAACATTAGAAACGCCAGTTAATGTTTCAATGGTTGCAATAACATCTACTAGCGAACCAGTTATATTTAACCCACTAGCACTAAAATGATTTCCTTGTAAAAACGGCATATATTCCTCCTTTTGTTAATTGGAGGAATTATCCTCCGGTTTTGATTTTAAATTTTCAAGTTCAGCCCAGGTCTTGTCCTTCGTTTGAACGTCGTCGTAAAGGAAAACCATACTAACATCTTCCCACCCGAATAATGATTTTATCAATTCGGGAGGTATTTTTTTTCTAGATAAAAAGCTGGTTGCATAGTGGCGAAGGCAATGACAGTAGAATGGAGCGTCTACAAACTTTTGCACCTTATTTACCCAACCCCTCGCCGTTGATTCATCAGCGGGGCTACCATCTTTTTTTATAAAAATATAATTGTGAACCTGTCCGGTTCTATCTAAAATTTTCTGGCGCTCTTCCAGCCACAAATTATATTTGTCCCAAAAAATATCTTTAATAATATACTTCACCAACATTTTGCCCGTCTTCGATCTTCCCTTTGTTTTAATAGCTTTGGTTGTTTCCAAAAATATGCCATCAAAAGCAGTATGATTTTCGTCTATAAGATCAGTAGAAAATCGAAGCAATTCCGCAAAACGACAACCACTGGCAATAGCAAGCGCCAACCAACAAGAAATTTGTTTTTCACTTTCTTGCTCTAGAGAATCAAAAATAGATTTTATCTGCTCTTCAGACAAAATCGTTTTTTCTCTGGTTGGATTTTTTGGCATACTTTCTACCGCCCTAAGAACAATATTTTTAAATTGCGGGTACGTGTCATCTTCGAATTTTTCTATAAAGTTTGAGAATGAACTCAAACAAGATTTGACTCTGCCATATCTGGCGCTTCCAAATTTTAACTCTTCAATACAAAATCCAAAAAAATTTGATAATTCAATTTTTCTTAGGCTTGGAAATATTTTATTACCATTTTCTAATACATTCCAGCACATAAAAATCTGCAAATCCGAATCGTATCCAACAATTGTTTTCTCGCTGCTACGAAATCCTTTTTCTTTTAGAAATGCTTTTTTCAATCTTAAATTTTCTGGATTTATTTGCTCTAAAACTTCTGGCGTAGTAATCACACGTCTAAATGTTTTTCTTCCCATGGAACTTCAATTATCCTCCTACGTTTCCTCCCTAATAGAAGAATCGCCCATTTTTGCAATTTTCTTTAAGGTTGTGCTAGGCTTTATAGTAAGTCTATAAGTTGTATCTCTAAATTTTTCTTTTTGTGTAGCAAGGTCAAAGCCGGTATGAGGCTCAATTTTGTGACAATAAATTTTAAAAAGGCCACCAATCAGGAATTCCTCATGTTCAGCAACCGCTTCTTCCACGATACTTTCAAACGCCTTGAACATTTCTCTTGCGTCGCCTTGCGTAAAACTTGCTCTGGCCGCTATTTCTTTTATAAGCCAATCTTTTCCATATTTCTCGCTCATTATTTCTCCTATTTCGCATATACTATATCATATTAACGATAACAATAAAGTGGAAAATCTATGCGCAATTTATATTTTCAATGATAAAATCTAAATTATTATGAATAGATTTAATCCAATCAACAAATTCATTTAATGGTAAACTATTTTTTGCTCTATTGCATTGTCCACAACATGGCACAACATTTCCAATCATATAACCCTTAGACGAATCTACTCTATCAATACCATTATAAATATAATCTCCATTATTCCATAAGTTTTTGCTTATTTGTTTTGGTCTGCAATTACAATAATAACAATTTTCATTTATTAATTCCACAAAATATTCTTTTGATAAATCAAAATTTAAATTTCTTTTCTTTGCGCTTTTTATATAAGAATAATATATATGATTAAGAGCAGAATTACCATATCCGCCCTTTGTTATTTCAGAAGTTCTTTCTCTAGCAAGGCATCCGCACGATTTTGTTCCTCCAGACAATAAACTAGAAGACGCTATCAGTTTTGTATTTCCGCAATCACATTGGCACAACCATTGAATGCGGTGAAATCCCCCTGGAGAAATATAATCTTCCCCTCTTTTAATAATTTTTAATCTTCCAATTTTTTGATTTTTTAAATCAACAAAATCTCGTTGATGCGATTCCTTCAGTCTTTCTTCTCTCAAACATCCACAAGATTGTGTTCCGCCACCAACCAAGCTATTTTTGTCTATAATTTTTTCATTTCCACAATCACATTTACATAGCCAATAACTATGTCTATTTTTTCCCTTTTCTGTATGATCTAACTTTATAACTATTAACCTTCCAAATCTTTGTCCAGTTATATCAATTAATTTTCCCAAGAATGCATGCTCCTTTTCTCAATATATCCTTCCTCTTTTTCTATATTCCAAATAACATTCCTTACATTTTTTCTTATGGATATGATTAGATTCCAATTTTTTCCCGCACCTCTCGCAATAAAAAGGATAAAAATCAATAATATTATTCATGTTTGTTACAACAATACTAATATCGGGATTATTATCTACAATAAGAACTTCAAAAGATTTTTCGCCAATAGATACGATGAACCCATCTCTTTGTAATTCATGCTGAATATTTATACGTTCTTTTTTTGAAACATTAACTTTTGCCATTTTTAATATATTGGTAATATTTTCATTCGCAAAAAATCTGTCAGAACATTTGTTATCTCTATTTTTATCTAAATTAGTATCATTATACTTAAAATATTTAGCAATTACTAATATTACAAA